ATAAGGAAACTATATGATACCAGAAGCATTCGTGTATTGTTGGACAGATCATGCAACGAATAAACTTTATATTGGGTAGCATAAAGGTGATCTGACAGATGGGTATATTTGTTCATCAAAAATAATGCTTGATCAATATAATAGCCGTCCCAAAGATTTTACACGACAAATCATAGCGCATGGTACATATGCCGATATTCGTTGTCTTGAAACTAAAATTCTTGAAGCAGTTAATGCTGCCCTAAATGAAAACTTTTACAATAAGCATAATGCGTCTGAAAAATTTTTCAATCAAGGTCATGATGAAAAAACTAAACAGAAAATAAGCAAGTCACTGAAAGGTAGGTTACAATCTAAAGAGCATGTGGAAAAAGTGAAAAAATCACTTACAGGTAGAAAATTTAGTGACTCTCATATAGAGAATATGAAGAAAAATCATTGGACTAAAAGAGACGACGCAGAAATTTTAATGAAAAAATTTAAAGAAAGTCTCAAACGAAAATAAGAATGCAAGGTGAGCTAGTCTGGTGATTCAGCGGCCGCCTGAAGAGCGGAAGAACCGGGTTCGATTCCTGGACCTTGCACCATAATTCATATAACATGGAAAAGTGAAAATGGCAAAACAACTGAAAATTAGTGACCTGAATATGTCTGCCGATCCGGATGATAGCACTCATTTTGCTCGTACATTGATTCATTCGGTTATGAAGTCCAGGCTTGAGTCTGGTATCAATACTCATATGAAAGCGGTAGCTGTAGACGATAAATGTGGTATTAGAGACCATGAAAAGTTTGTTCAAGAAAATTGGTCAGAAAAATATACTGTTTATTCACTGCACCATAGCATGGACATTTTCTTTTTTGAAGATGGTAATATAATGGTTATCTGTTCACAAGATATGGATAATTTTGCATTTGATGATGGCCAAACAGCGATCCATTTATATGGATCCAAGGAATTTGTTTTTGCGTTTGATAAATTCAAGAAAGTGAAAAAAGATGATCATGTTTATCTGACGTGGTATTACACAAATCAACACGGTATTAATGCCAGATCAATAGAGTTGACTGGTGCTGCACCTATGCATGATGAATATTGTCCATTTGTCAATGGTGGTGTTGAACACTTCCTTAATCGCTATATGGAAAGTAGTGCATCAATTTTGATTTTGTTGGGTCCTCCGGGAACAGGAAAGACTTCCTTTATTAGGCATTTTATCTATACGCGAGGATTACCTACTTGTGTCACCTTTGATGAAAAGGTTATGAATTCAGATTCATATTTTCTTGATTATCTAACTGGAACTACAAATCAGTTGATGGTCGTGGAAGACGCAGACGTGTTGCTTGCATCGCGTGAAAGTGATGCAAATAAGATTATGAGTAAGTTGCTCAATGTGTCAGATGGTCTTGTTCCGTTGTTAAAAAAGAAAATGATTTTTTCTACTAACTTGGACAATATGCATAAGATTGATCCTGCTATTATGCGTCCTGGTCGCTGCTTTGATACTGTGCATTTCCGCCAGTTGTCTTATACTGAAGCAGTGGCTGCTTGTGATCGTGCAGGAATTGAACGTGTATTGGAACGTGATCAGGAATATACATTGTCTGAAATCTTCAACGGGAAAAATACTCAGCAGAAGAGGAAGCGAGTAGGGTTCTAGTGCTTTTGTAGTTTACTTGGTTAAAACACTTTCTTGGTAAGAAAGAAAATCCAGTTCGATTCTGGGCAAAAGCTCCATTTAGGATATAAATAATGTTCAAAGTCGGTGATACAGTTGAAAAAGTTTCTGGTTATAAATGGCCAGGTGTTGTTGTAGCAGTTTTTGAAACGATTGAAGGAAAAGTTAGAGTAGTTGTGGAATGTACTGTCCCCGAGGTTGCTGGGGCACTCCACATCTATTCGTTGGAACAGTTGCGTTTAGTTACACCAATGGATTGGTATATTGGTGCTAAAAACGTATAATGGCCGGTTGAAGGAAATTGGTAAACCTCTTTGACTCAAAATCAAAGGCTTGTCGGTTCAAGTCCGACACCGGCTACCATGGATGATACAACTAGAGAAGTCTCTAGGACCGCCTGCTAAGCGGATCGCTCCTTTAAGGAGTCAGGAGCGTTACCTGGGTCATCCGCCATTTTGCGGAACTAGTATAGTGGGCTGTATAGGTGTGCGCCACACATAAGGTCGGAGTTCGATTCTCCGGTTCCGCACCAATTTAATATTAGAGAAAAATCATGGATCCAGAATATCCACCGCGAACGTATGTGCATTATACCAATCCACTTTTGGTTTACTTTAAGGAATGCAAATCTCTCTGTTTGACAGATATTAGTCTTGCTAAAACATCATTATATGGTATACCAGCAGACCAAGCGCGAATTGCAATAGAAGGTATTAATAAAACCTTAGTATTTAAGTGCCAAAATAATCCTATTGCATATAGGAAATATAAATTTATGCCGGCATATGCCCGTTTTATTATGCATGATAGTCATTTTGTATTTGAATTGACAGATCAATCTAAACAAGAATATGGCGATCCATATTTATTGCTGGTAATTTTGAAAAGATGATATGTTATAACATAACAATAGGTATGCATGGAAGACATGGCAGATATTCGGAAATAACATGGATTCCCGCTTGACATACGTTCCTGACCGTGTTAATGTAACAGACTAAATTGCGAAATACGAGGAAAATAATATGTCTTCTGAATTATTGGAACAGATTATCCGTGATGAATTCGACACTGAATGGTCGGTAACGGTTGCTCAATTGGCAAAACGTCACAACGTTTCAATTGAGTTTGTTAAACGCGCTTTGATGCGCTAAGTCTTAAAGATGGTAAGTCACAGTTTTGCGTGTGACACTCGGTGTGGGTCGGGGAGTTTGGGGGTCCATTCCAAATAATACAAGGTAAGGCTTTCTTTTAGGTGCCCCGTGTTTAAAAGTAAGTGTGGGGTGGTTAATCGGAGAAGTCATGTCGGAGGCGGGTTGGGGGCCATTCGAGCAAAGTATATTTTCCAGGGACATTCTTAGTTCCGGACCGAAATAATAGACGTATTATTTTGAGAATGTTCCTGGAAAGTATATAAATAAAACACTGAATTATTCCTGAGTGTTATGCTCTGGTGTGGCGGAACTGGAAAACGCATTTGACTGTTAATCAAACGGGCATTGCCCTTGTAGGTTCGACCCCTACCTCCAGAGCATAACACTCAGGTTAACTAAATACTCCAGGTTCGAATCCTGCGGCAGGAGCCAATTAAATGCGTAATGTTGGAACCTTCCACCCAGACTTGGGTTGGAATGAACATGAAAGTGAAACGTAAATCTAATTTTGTAAAAGAGACGAATTCTAGAGAGTAATCTTAATCAGAAATTAGTCGTTGCGAGTAATTGTTATCAGGTTCGATTCCTGATGTGCGCTCTAAATAGAAAGATTTTATTATGAAGGTAGAAGACATTGGCATGGGTATTGTTGATTTTGTGCTTGCTTCTGGTCTTGTCAAATCAAAGAACGAAGCGAGGACGATGATTAAAAGTGGTGCTATTAAAGTCAATGATCAAAAGATTTTTGACATTCGAGCACGACTAGTCCTTGACGGCAACAAACTGCATATTCTTGATTTTAAGGTTTAGTGTCAGCATAAGGTAAGATAAACTGATGCATAAGTGGTGCGATATGGAAGGCCTTCCATATTGGGGGAGATAATGACTTACCAGTAGTTATCTTGGCTCGATTGCCCGCCACTTTAAATAAAAGGGCTCTCTTTCTTTTAGAGGATATATGATGTTTTCGATAATGTTGACTATATACTTGACTTTGGGGTTTGTATTTGCTACAATGGTTCTATGCACGATAGCAAATGGAATTAAAGGAACAGAATTTCATAGTTGGAAGAATTTCCTAGGTTTTGTTTTGTGGTATTTAACTATGGTTGCAATTTGGCCAGTTATGTTGCTGGCATTGCGCAAATCTTAAAGGTTTGTTTTAAAAACAAAGAATACTAAATACTCCAAAAGGAGTGTTTTATGCCAACTATGCCATTTTACGTCGAACAACGTAAGGAAAAAATTAAACTATGGAAAGAAGGTAAGTTAAGTGGCCTTCGCGGTAAAACAGCAACAGCACGATGGTTGAAAGATTATATCTTAGAAAAATACAACCACAAATGTTCCGAATGTGGATGGGCGGAAACTAACAAATATACTGGGTTAGTTCCTCTTGAATTGGAACATAAAGATGGTGATTTTCGGAATAATTTAGAAGAAAATTTAACAATACTTTGCCCAAATTGTCATTCATTGACTGGCACATATAAGGGAGCAAATAAGAAAAAGGGAAGACCACGAGCAAAATATTATCGTGGTACCTAGATGGATAGTAAACTTGCGCAATGGGCGCGGCTCCGCCTTGAAAGCGGATGGGACCTGAAATACGGTTTGGGGTTCGAGTCCTCTGCTATCCTCCAGAATTAAATGGGGCCGTAGCTCAGCTGGGAGAGCGTCTGATTTGCATTCAGAAGGTCGCGGGTTCGATGCCTGTCGGTTCCACCAAATTCCATACAAATGGAATACTCAAGAGCTGTCTCCGCGGTCGGAACTGAGGGTTTATAAAGGTTCCTTACAGCTCAGCAAAATTAAACCGCGGGCTGAATTATGGGTCTTGATGGATGCTGGAATGCTCCACTGGATCCACCAAATTATAGGATGTTGAAAATTGTATTATACGATTTATAAAGTTATCAACAAATTAAATGGAAAGTTTTATATCGGTAAGCACGAAACGAACAATCTTGACGATAACTATTATGGATCAGGAGTGCATTTGAAACGTGCTATTAAAAAATATGGGAAAGAAAATTTCACAAAGGAAGTTTTATTTGTATTTGATACAGAAGCAGAAATGAATGCTAAGGAAAAAGAATTAGTAACTGATGAATTAATTTTGTCGGAATCTAATTATAATAAAGGTCCTGGTGGAGAAGGCGGGGCCCATTTTAAAGGACGTAAGCATTCAGAAGAAACAATACAGAAAATAAAATTGAAACGCAAAGAACAAGTTATTACATACGAGACTCGCCGTAAAATATCTGAATCTAATATACAGAGACATAAAAATGGTACATTAGGAATAGGTATGACGGGTAAGACACATTCATCTGAGACTAAGGAAAGAATTGGATTGGCGGTAAGTGAAGCTACTAAAGGAAAACCCAAACCTTGGTTGAAAGGCAGAATTCCTTGGAATAAAAAAGTTATTGCGGGAGGCTAGGACTGGTGTTCTGATTAGTCTCATAAACTAATAATGGGTGGTTCGATTCCCCCTCTCCGCAACCAATTATAGGATATATTATGAAAGACTTTTTAGGAAGAGAATTAATTATAGGTGATACAATTGTTGCATGTGTCCCGCACGGTAGGAATTCTGGTGCAAGTTTAGTTCAAGGCACAATTGTTGGATTTACTGAACACTATGTTAAGTCGAAAATGACGACATATAATGGATTGAATGACACTAGAAAGATTAGTCCCGAAAAAGTTTTGAAGGTGTAATATGTTTGGATGGTTCAAGTCAAAACCTAAAGATGAAGAAAACGATAAATGGGCATTACAAGTCCATGAAGCAGTGGAAAAATACGGTTCTGCAAAACTAGCATTAGATGAATTTGCAAAAGATATGTGTGAGAAAAACATTGGGATCCAGGATCCCCTAGTTTGTCTAATGCTAATTGAACGTAAAGAAAAATTGGATTTTGAGAAGTCTATTAAAGACGGAAAATAATAAATGCCCGTGTAAGCATCTGGTGAGGCTGATCCGCTGTCTACGGATTGAGGTCGGTTCAATTCCGTCCACGGGCGCCAGATTTAAATGCCTCTGTGGTCAAATTGGTAAAGGCGTCCGCCTTAGAAGCGGAAGAGTTTGTAGGTTCAAGTCCTACCAGGGGCACCAATCAGAGCCTTCAAAGCATAAATGGCGATGCAGCGGTTTTGTAGTCCGCAGAAACTGGTTCGATTCCGGTTGAGGGCACCATTTATAGGATATATCATGGAAGAATTCAGAATCAAAGATACTTTAGGAAATTCACCAATGGTTGGCGATAAGATAGCATATGCCACTAGGAGAGGTAGTTCTTTAAGTTTAACTCCGGCAGTTGTTTTAGAAGTTAAAGAGAATTCAATAAAAGTGCAACCCAGAAGAAAATATACATGGGAAAGCAAGGATCCTGTTACATTGAAATCGCCAAAGTATATTATACTAGGCATTGAATGGGACGTTAAATAAACAGAATTAGAATAAATGAGGCGGGAGCAAGACGGCTAATGCGCGGGACTGCAAATCCTTGAGGTGTCGGTTCAAATCCGACCCGCTTCTCCAACTCTTTATTATGGGTAAATGAAAATGAGTGTTACTCTTACATGTTATGTTGTTTATGGTATTAAGTTAAACGAAAAGGCCTACAATAAGATTAGTGATCTATTAGAAGAATATAATGATAGTGATGATCTTCATTTGTGTGAGTTGTATGATTCATTTACAGATGATTATCCTGTGCAAGATTATATGAGTGGTCAATATGCAGTTTTAGGTGAAGTCCTTTATAGTTTTACTCCTTGGGAAGATTGTGAAGACATTAAGGAAATTGACATAAGCAATCTTGACGAGTTGAAGGAAACTGCGCTTAAGAAAGCAGAGAAATATCCATTCTTGAAAGAGTTTTTTGACAATCGAGAATTCAAGTTATACACAGTAGCAGTTTACAGATAAGTACCCGTAGCTCAGTCCGGTTAGAGCAGCATCCTTTTAAGTTGTCGGTCGTGGGTTCAAATCCCACCGGGTTCTCCATTTGGCACGAAACAGAGTAAGATAATAATTACCAGTTATTAAATGAAATGTGGGTCGTAGGCATTTACATGCGGTGAGATATTGTGCTGGTAACACTTGACTTGCTGGAGGGTTCAACTCCCCTCGCCTTACCATTTTATGAACAGTAACGCTTCTATAGCTCAATTGGTAGAGCATTCGACCGATAATCGAAAGACCTGGGATCGTAACCTGGTAGAAGCACCACTTTTTATAGACCCGTAGCTGAGTCGGTTTTAGCGCGAGACTCTTAATCTCGGTCAACGAGGGTTCGAATCCCTCCGGGTCTACCAATTTAGATCAATTTTGGATATATGTAATGGATGAAACTGAGAGATTATTGATTCAAAGGCAGATTGCATCTGTTATAGATAGTCCTAGTGTTTATATGGGAGGTCCTTCTCACAATGCAATGAAGAAGGCGGAGAGAATTATAAAGGTGCTCGAAGCAGGTAAGAGATTAAAATCCACAGAGTGTGATCATTCTGCATGGAAAGATTTTAAACAACATGGGACAAGTTGTCCTAAGTGTGGAACAGTTTTTCTAACAAGTTTTTGAATAATAAGCCCCTGTAGCTATCTGGGAAAGCTTCGGTTTTACATACCGAGAAGGTAGGTTCAATCCCTACCAGGGGCACCATTCACTGGAATATATCATGTCTATTACAGTTCTAATACCCGAGCATTTTAGTATTTTCAATAGTATATTAGTAACACATTCTGTTCATGTTCCATACTCGATTATCGATGATAGTTTGACCCTGAGGGTAAAGGGAAGAACTAAAACTATTGACTATAAATATGGATCTGGATCAGGACATTTTAGAGAGGATTCTGCCGGTCCTGAATTAAAAACACAACTAAACGATCTTAGTATTATCAAAAATCTATCTCCTTTAAATATGCGGCTAACTGGTAACATACGATGGTTTTCTCCATGTAATGGTAATGATACTCAATATAATATGTGGATTTTGGAAGTTTCTAAATAAGATTAACGGGGTGTAGCGCATTGAGAGTGCAATGTCTGGATATACGATAGCCTGGTCAATCGGTTTGCTTTGGGAGCAAAAAATCGTAGGTTCGAATCCTACTATCCAGACATTGCACTTTCTTGAACATTTGACCAAAAATGCTTCTATAGTTTAATGGATAGATCGCCAGGCTACGGACTTGGAGGTGGGAGTTCAAATCTTCCTAGAAGCGCCATCCTTTAAGGTGATATGATGAAAGTAAATGATCCATTTTTGAATAAAACTGTAACGGTGTCAAATAAACTTACAGATCGACTTAGGGGTAAATATGCTTGTGGACCTCATTTGCCTAATGGCAATCCTGAGTTTGGTTGGAGACAATTTCAAGCACCTCCTATTCAACATGAAGCGGCAGACTATATCGATAAGTTGGAAGGTGTTTTGCTAGAAATTTATTACATGGTCTATGAAGGTGATCCTATTAGAGAACTTATAGATAGTAATTTGCTAGATGAGGAATAAATGAAAATTTATAAAGTGAAACACGTACCGACAGGTAGATTCCTAACTGGATCCAATTATGCACCCTTAAGTAAGGGTAAGAAAGAACCAGTTGGTAAAATTTGGAACTATTTCAAAGATGCCGAAAAGTATGTAAAATGGATTTGTTGTGGTTATAGAAATACTGGAGTCAAGATTGAAGACCTTTTGATCGTTGAGTATGATACATATCCAGTTGGTACTTATCCTGTCAAACCATGACCCAGTTTTAGGAGAATTAAAGAAATTGAAAAGAACACATTTGGATGAAACTCAAGCCCTGGACATGTTGTCCGGGGTTTCTTACTATATGCTGCTTGGTATGTGTCTGACAATGCAGGAAAGGGTTTCGGGGCACTCCCCAAATACTTCTTCCAAAGGGGAAATGATCCATTGGATTGTTTCCAACTTTCATTGGGATGAAATGAAGCAAAAGTGGGAAGTTAACCATCTGAAACAGGTGGCTTGACTTCCCATATATAGTATGATAATATACTGTGTTACTGAAAAGAGGAAAAGATGGATAAATTAGGTAAGGTATACGAGGATCAATTGAAGACGGAAATGATTCTGAATACATCAGATGACCTTCTGAAATTGATTATCGGAAACATGAAGAACCATGGTCCTGATCCGGAAAGTGTTATGCTCGTGGCTGCTGCCTTGTGTATGACCATTCTTAAAATGTCGGTTGTTACACCAGGATTTGACGAGAAGCTTATTCAACTTTTAAAGAGCAAAGATATCCAAAAACTCCTAGGAGATTTACCATGAAAGAACTAGTGAAGGAAGAAGTTGTAGCAGGTCTCAAGTGCAGTGTTGCAACTGTAAGGTTTATCAAGCGTGATGGTTCGGAGAGAACCATGCTCGCAACACTTGACCCATTGTGGTTACCCGATCCTACCGAAACTTCTTCTCGTGAACCAAATGATGAAGTTGTTTCATGCTGGGACATTGAAGCAAATGGTTGGAGGTCATTCAGACTTGATTCTGTGGAGTCAATCGAATTTACTCCAGGTGAAGACTACAGATCATAAATATGATTAACAGACCTAACTACAAGGGGGCTAATCATGTCTGAATCTGGTGAGAATGGTGTGTATGTATTGCAAACATATGGACCTGAATTTAGAATCGCACTAATGGAAGCAGTTGAAAATATCTATCAAACATGGGACGAAAACACTGAGACATGGACACCTAATGCGGACTTTATCCATGAACAGTTTGGTGATTCTCTAGTTTATAATGTGTTTGAAGATGCATGGGATGCTGCGACTACATTAGAGCACCAAAAGGAAACAACATTTGGTGTCAATCTGATTAAAGACTTTGACACCAAAAGATATTCGGATTTTGAAAATGGCAAAGACTCTTAAAAAGAGACGAGTAACAAAATCGATACGTTCGGAACTGAAGGCAAAGTTTTCGGGCCCGGAACCTACACTTACCGAGAATAGCACTAGAATTGAAATAATGCACGCTTACAACTATTACAATAGTATATACAATGACGACGATGCAAAGCAATTTGTTATCACCTACTTCAAATCTCAACAAAAGTCCAATAAGGGACTTATCAAAAAACTGAACCAGATTCCTGCGTGGGAGCTTCATAATGTTGGATGGAATTGTCGTCTTCTGTCCAACGGTTCAAAACTTCCTCTAGAAATCAAGCAGTCAGTTGTAAACAAGATTAATAAACTTGTTCAGGCTGTATCAGAACCCGAACCACAGGAAGTTGAGGAATCACCCAAGGTAGTAATCTCCATTCAAGAAAGGATCCAGAATAAGGCATCCGAGTTGATCGGTGAACTTGAGGCAGAACTGGATAAATTCTATCTCGATCACAAGTATGAGTTTGATGCATCCTCATGGTTCAGAACCTATGCTATCAAACCTCAAATCGCAAAAATTATCTCAGAGTATTATGCTCCTCTATATGCTGAGGCGCATGAAATCCTTAATAAGAAGGATGCCGATCTTGCTGGCGCTTATAAGTCTTGGAAGAAACCCGACCTAAAGAAGTATGTTGAGTTTATCAAGAGCATTATAAGTGCGGCAGAAACTGCAACAGTGGTGGCAAAGGTATCTAGGAAACCTAGAAAGAAGAAAGAGAAGCCTTTAACTGTCATTGTTCAGAAACTCAGGTTCAAGGAAAAGAATGATGACTTGAACCTAGTAAGCGTTAATCCCACAGAAATCATTGGTTGCAACCAATTGTGGGTATATAACACTAAGACGAGAGTGCTCGTGGTTTATAATGCATTGGGTCCAGTTGGTCTGGGAGTAAAGGGCTCTACCCTTATAGGATTCGATCCGCAGACCTCAACTGCTAAGATGCTCCGTAAACCACATGAGACATTAACTAAGTTGAAAGAGGGTGGCAAGATTGTCCTAAAGAGACTTATGGATGAGCTTTCAACTAAAGAAAAATCGGTCAATGGTCGCATAAATAAGGATGTCATTCTAGTAAAGGTAATCAAATGAACAACCTAATAGAATTCCCAAAGAGTAAGATTGTCCGTGAATCTATGAATGCAGAGGGCATGGAGAAGATACGCAAAAAGGGAATGAAAAAGTATGCAGACGCAGTTGCGCATGACCTTTCTTCTCTTATCCTGATGGAATTGGGAAACTATGGTATTGACACTGAGGGGGATGACTTCCTACGAGACTTTGTCCTCCTATCAGGAATCCTATCTGCATCAATCTATAGATCAATGGACATGGAACACCCTCTCCAGAAAATGATCGAGACAACGGTGCAGATCAAGGAATTTGATCCTGATTCAGATGAACGTGATCCGGAGTGTAATATTCCTGGTGTCGAAAGAATTGACATTAACGAGGAAGTGTGATATACTAATCGTTCAAAATGGAAAAGGAATTGTGTCATTATTTTACTTGATTATAACCAAACTGCCATTGCTTCCTTAATGGTTCAGGTCAAACATGACCCCAAGAAGGAAATCAATGAAGGTATGATCCGTCATATTGTGTTAAACATATTGCGATCTTACAACAAACAGTTTCGGACAAAGTACGGCAAAATGGTAATTTGCTGTGACAGTAAGAAGTATTGGAGAAGGGATATTTTCCAGTATTACAAGAGTCACAGAAAGAAGGACCGTGATAAGTCGGATTTTGACTGGAACATGATCTTTAACACTCTCAATAAAATTAGAGACGAACTCAAGGAAAACTTCCCTCATAAGGTCATTGAAGTTGAATCTGCGGAAGCGGATGATATTATCGCTGTCCTATCGAAGGAGTATTCCAAGTCAGAAAGTTGTGTAATCATTTCCTCTGATAAGGACTTCCTCCAGTTACAGAAGTACAAGAACGTAACTCAGTACAGTCCGCTATTGGGTCGTTTTCTAAAGGCTGATAATCCCAAAGTCTATGTTAAGGAGCACATTATCAGAGGTGACAGGGGTGATGGTATCCCCAATTTCCTGTCAGCAGATGATACCTTCTACAAGGGGGAACGTCAGAAAAGCATAAATAAGAAGAATCTGGAGTTTTGGGTTAAGTCAAAACCAGAAGATTTTTGTATTAGTGATACCATGCTACGGGGATACGCAAGAAACCAGGCGCTAGTTGATTTTGATTATATTCCTCAGACCGTTCAAGAAAATATCATCGAGAGTTTTTCAAACACAAAGGTAAATACCAAGATGAATTTCCTGAATTATCTGATTAAGAACAGATTATCAAATATCATGGAGAGTGCTGATGACTTTTAGGAAATGATATGAAGAACGTTTATGAAATTCTTGAGGAGGTTGAAAAGGCCTCTTCAAAATCCGACAAGATTAATGTACTAAGGCAGAACTCAACATATGCTCTCAAGAGCGTCCTAAAGGGTGCTTTTGATCCAAGAGTGGAGTTTACTTTCACAGAAATACCTGAATACAAACCTGATGATGCACCACCTGGGTTAGGGTATAGCACTATTCACCAAGAGTTGGGTAGAATGTACCTATTTGAAAAAAATAATCCCAAGGTGCCTCCTACATTATCAGAACAACGCAAGAAGGAAATCCTGATTCAAATTCTGGAGTCCTTGGAAGAAAAAGAAGCAAAAGTTTTAGCGAATATGTTAATGAAAAAGGTTGATGCAAAGGGTGTGAATTATAAGTTAGTAAAGGAAGCATTTCCAGATATACTACCTTAGTGTGTGATCTTAGTTATACAATTCTAAGAAGAGGATTGCATGGCAAAAAGAAAGCAAGTATCACATCTATTGAAGTTAATGAAAAGTAAGGAAGACAATGTATATGAAACTACCATAGAGGATTGTGAAAAGTGGTTCAACATACTTAACAGAGAGGTGTTTGATAACAAACTTATTCCTTTGGACGAAATCGACATTCGTTGGAGACGCGGCGCCTATGCCTACTATAAACATGTCTTTGATGACGATGACTCGAATTATGGATACAGCAAGTTGTGTATGAACAAAAGGTATTCATCCAAGAAATTCTTTGTTGAAGTTTTGGCACATGAGTTGATTCACCACTACCAGATTATTCACGATGAACCTATTGGACATGGACCATCATTTTTATGTTGGCGTGATAAACTAAACAGAAAGGGCCTTGCACTAGCAAAGGCATATATCATATAAGGAACTAAGGACTAGAAAAATGAAGAATAGTAAGAGTCGTAATTCTGACAAGAACCGTGACTATGAAGATGATGAATATGGAAACGGTAAGAAGAAGTTTTCACCTCGCAGACGACCAGTAAGAAACTGGACAAAGGCCTGGAGTGAGCATGAAAAGGATTATGACGAACTAGACGACTTTTATGGCAAGTAAATTTAAAACTATTTTGTAATGGGAAAAATCTATGAAAGAAATTATTTGCACGAAAGAAACCCCGTGGAATAAAATTCGCAATCGTGAAATTAAAGTTGTGCACCCTGATGCTGAAGAAATTTCTCAGCGGGATGGATATCCTTGTGGTGATTATATAGACTATAAATGTCCTAATTGCGGCCATGAATTTTCGGTTGAACTGCCACAGTAACTAGTCAGTACCCCGACTATATTGTTGTAATAATGTTACACTATATGTTATAATATAACAATATAGTCGGGGAGAATATTATTTCCCTTTCCCCCAAACAAAGCAAAATCATTTCCCCTTTTGCGCTTGCAATTGTTTCCTAGTCATGTTACTATTATGACATGATCAAGAGAAAAAAGCGATGCGACCGCAACCACATTATCTATCAGATAAAGGTCGGTGCGCAAGTCTATATCGGCATGACCCACGTCCAACGCGGTCGTCCGAATGCTTCTCTCCAAAGACGTTGGAAAAAGCACGTACAAAGAGCATTGACAGAGAACCGAGACTGGAAACTCTGCAAGGCAATTCGTCGTCACGGTGAAGAAAAATTCCAAGTTGAAATTCTCCAAATCGTGCGCGGTAAGACAAATGCTCACAATGTAGAACGTGAACTAATCCGCAAAATCAACCCCTCTCTTAATTCTGACAAAAGGTGAAAAATGTATCTCTCTAAAGAACTTTATTCTAACGTTTCTGCTCTCAAGGCGCTCCAAGCAGTCCTTAAGGCAAAGGGCCGCAAGGTAAAGGGTCTTAATGAACAGGTGCAAAACGCGCTTGAAACTCTTTCACCTGAAGCGCAACAAGAACTGATTAACATTGTTCTGTGCATCAACACTTCTTTCAACTATCGCAAACTCCGCCTTAAGGCGATCCACAATCAGAAGAACAATTCTGAGGAACTGCGACTTGCTCGGGTGTGGTCGTATCAGGAAAACAATCCTGAGACGAAGGTAGATACTTCTGCAAAGAAATTCAACTATTGGGAGCGAAACTAACATGGCATATATGTCTCAAGAGCATAAAAAGCAAATTGCTGAAAAGGCAAAGAAGGTTCTCAAGAAGTATGGTGTCAAGGGTTCATTCGCAGTCCGCCATCATTCAACGATTGTTTGTAATATCAAGTCTAGTAAAATGGACTTAATTGGTAACTGGATTGAAACAATGTCCGAGAATCCCCGTTGCAATATGGAAAACTTGGACTATGTGCGACAAAGAAATTATATCTCTGTCAATCCTTATCACTTCAAGGATCATTTTACTGGACGTCCCCTTAAGTTTATGACTGAACTTATGGAATGCCTGCAAGAAGGCAACTGGGATAAATCTGACATTATGACTGACTATTTCAATGTCGGTTGGTATGTTGATGTTAATATCGGCAAATGGGATAAACCTTATGAATACCTCTCCTAAACGATCAAATTACGGTGTTGATCTTTTCTCCTATGATAAGGATGAAAAAACTTTCATCACTGAAGCTTCAACACTTGGATTTAAACCTGGTCAGTTTCCTAAGTATATTATGATAAAGGGAACAAGGAAAAAGGTTTTGTATAAACTCCAAGAAGTAAATGCAACGAAAGCAATTTATGTACCTACAGAAAATTCTCTGAAATGGACTGCTGAATGTGCAGGCACAAAACTATCGGTATTGCAAACATGACAATCAATTCTATTCATTTTCTTCTGGCCGCTTTACTTCATAAGGGATTAACTAAATGGCAGATATTTTATTTGTGATAGTAACTTTCATTGCTATTTTGATGTGGGTTGCTTTCAGTGGATGGGTTGCATACTCGGTTCTAATTTTCTTTATCAAAACTGTATTGAAGGATATCAAAGATGAAGATCGAAAGAATTAAGAAGGTTCAGTCTTGGATTTTTGAAGCATATGAGCGTGGTGCTTCCTCCGATGAAGATATTTTTAGGTATCTTCGCAACTATGACAGGAACATTACTCGCGGGGAAGTAAGGGCACTCGCGATCATGGCACTCGGTCCTCAAGATCACGTTGAACAAGCAAAAGTGATATATCACTAATGAAGCATCCAGAGATTACTGTTAAACTTATCGGCACGGATGGTAATGCATTCAGCATCCTTGCAAAGGTCGTTAGGGAATTGAAGAAGGCAAATCTCCCAAAGTCTGAAATTGATTCTTTCACGGAGGAAGCAACTTCAGGAGACTACAATCAGCTTTTGAGAACTGCGATGCAGTGGGTGAATGTGATATGACAGATGAAACAACTAATCCTTGGGGAATTCTTGGCAACCCAACTAAGGAAGAAATTCAAAAGTGGTGCGATATGCCCGCAGGTGAATTTACAAAACACGTCAAGCAAACAAAAAAGAGATTGAGAGCAGGAAGCAAATCAAAATTATTCACTTATGATATCCGAATGACTAAAATTATTTCATCCTATTATAAATTGGATGTAAAGGATGCTATTGTAGCAAAAAATAGGAAACAAGCAGAGGAATTATTCCGACGGAAATATTACTCAAATAAAGGTGATTATGTTTTCCCGGAAGAACCCAAATATAAGGATTCGGAAAGCTTTTCTTTCTATGCATATTAACTATTGACAAATGATCCTGGGTATGATACTATATCCAATCTGAAACTGGAAATAAGGAAACTATATTATGGCAAAAACTCGTAAATGTCAGCATCGCAAGGCGCTGGAAGTCTTCCCAAAGGTTGGTGCTACCGCAACCCCGGAAGATATTGATAAGCATGTTGGTGGCACAGGTTCTTATTACTCCAAGCATATGTCAGTTATGCGTCGTTGGGGTTTTGAATTTGACGTAAAGAAGGACGGTCGAAATATCGTCTCTTATACCCTCAAGAAGGAGCCCGCGAATGCCTCAGAGTATCGCGACCTTCCCAAGTCTGCTCCCGCAAAGGCCAAGAAGGCAACTAAGGTTGCTGCAAAGGCGCCCAAGGCGGAGAAGTCCCCTAAGGTTGCTAAGAAGGAATCGAAGGCACCTGTAAAGAAGGTGTCTGAGAAGGCAAAGACTGCCGCAACCAAGGCGAAGAATCTTGAAAATCTCAAAACTGCTCTTGCTAAAGTCAAGGCAAAGAAGGAAGAGGAAGTAAAGACTCCTCCAAAGGCAACTTCATTCTCGGTGGATGAAGACTTTGATGCAGTCGATGAATTGACTATTTCCGATCTTCTGTAAGTGATTAACCCCTGGTCATGGGTATAAACTGACCATTTTTTATTTTGGAGATTACTATGGCAAAATGGCAAGTGCCTATGCGCAAAAATTTTGATTTTAGTAGAAAGTGTGACTGTGTGCATTATATCTATCATAGTGAATATGCATATTATGACGGTGGACTTAACTTAGTTCCAAATTATGAATTCGACGCAACACTCCGTTATGAGAATTACTACAGAGGCCGAAGCTCTGTGTCATTTATGCTAATTGACGATGCAAACAATAGGTACAGTGTTTTCCTAAGTGACTTCACAGATATGCTACCTCATATGACAGGTGGTGTTATCAAAGGTAAATTCACGTTTGTTAAGAAGGGGGCAAATTATGGAATCAAATTGGTGGTGTAGCGGAGTATAAAGTTCCCGATGATACAATTTCTTCATATCGAAACTACTATAGGCATGGCAAGGCACATCTATTGAAGTGGAAGAAGCGTTCTCCTCCCGAATGGATTTAAGCATAAATACATACTGCATAACAGAGGAGACGCGGTATGCAAGTTACTAGACAAATTGCCTCCTGGCTGGTCCTGGGGGCAATCTTTTTTACGGCAATTTCACCCGCTGAAGCTTCAGCGGGTGTTTCTGTTTTTAACAAAGCAAAGAATTATGTTGGAATACATGAGAGGTCAGGAAGCAAAAAACTCAAAAAGATCACAAAGGTCAATCCTGCAAGAGTGCCCTGGTGCGCTGCTTTTATCAATGGGGTGCTTAAAACAGTGGGAATTCACGGAACAGGTTCTCTTTCTGCAATGAGTTTTGCTAAATACAAGAAAGGCACAAAGAAACCACATAAGGGTGACATTGTAGTAATTAAACGCAAAGGTGGTTCTGGTGCACACGTAGCTTTGTTTTCAAAGTTTGTCAAAAAGAATGGACGCAGATATGTGCAGGTTCTTGGTGGCAATCAGAAAAACAAAGTAAGCATTAGAAATTATCCCGTGGCAAAGGTAATTTCTTACAGAAAAATTTAATGGAGAATTGATGTGCCCAAGTATAACTTTATAAATAAGGATACTAATGAGACGTATGAGTTATGGTGTTCTATTGCTGAAATGGAACAACACACTAAAGATAACCCAAACGTCGAACAAGTCATTGGTGTACCAAATATTGGAGACCCAGTAAGACTCGGTATAACACGGCCTCCGATAGATTTTCAAAAACATGTTTTGGGAAAGGTCAAGGAGATGCCTGGAGCAAATAAGTCTGTTATTGAAAAACGATGGGTTTGTCCGAAAGAAATATAGCTTGAAATGATAATTTGGCACAACCACCATATTATACCTAAACATTCCGATAAGGAAATATAATAGATTTTGTCACGTAAATTCAAAAACCGAACAATGCATTTAGGGGATTCTTCTGGTCGTAGAGGGATCCCCTTTGTGCATAAAGGAGAGCGCATGTCTAAAAAAAGATCAAGAAACAGAGAATGCAATTACAGTGGATACACTTCACCACACTTTGAGTTAAAAAGTGTGTCTCCTCTAACAGTCAACCAGGAATTGACATTCGACGCTTATAAGAGACAACAAAATCTTATCCTACATGGATATGCAGGTACAGGTAAATCATATATTACAATGTACCTTGCATTGAAAGAAGTCCTATCGGAAAGTACACCATTCAAAAAGATTATCACATTCAGAAATGTTGTACCATCAAGAGACATGGGTTTCTTGCCAGGCAGTATCAAAGACAAGACCAGAGTATATGAAGAACCATATAAGGAAATTTGCGATGACTTATTTGGTAGAGGTGATGGTTTCGACATACTGAAGATGAAGGGATTTTTTGAATTCACAACCACTTCACATCTAAGAGGTCTGACATTCAATGATTCAATTATGATCGTTGATGAAATGCAGAATATGACTTTCCAGGAATTGGATACTATTATGACCCGTGTGGGTAATAACTCAAAGATCATTTTCTGTGGTGACTTCAGACAAACAGATTTGATCAAGGACAGTGAAAAATCAGGAATTAATAAGTTCATAAGTATCACCAAGAGAATGAAGAATTTTGAATATATTGAATTTGAAGAACAGGATATTGTCCGTTCAGGACTGGTAAAAGACTATATTATCCAACGTACACGAATGAATATTTCATGTTGACAAGGAAACTATCCTGTGTTATAATGAGTGAAAATGGGAAGATATATTATGGAACAAAAGAAATTTGGACAGTGTAAATTTGATAGGCAATATTTTCCTGTTTTGGAAAAGTTTGAGGAAAATGGTAGAAGGTTTTATAAGGTACATAATGGTTTATATCTTCCTTCTGTCACCACTGTTTTAGATTATCATAAGTCTGATGGTCTAAAGGAGTGGGAGAAGCGAGTTGGTCCTGAGGAAGCAGAACGTGAAAGAAAAGCAGCTGCATATAGAGGATCCTTGTTACATGCTACAATTGAAGCATACACAAGCAATATAGAGCTTCCTATATTGAAACCACATGCAAAACTTTTCTTTGATCAGGTAAAAGGTGTTGTTGACGATAATGTTGACCTTATATGTGCAAATGAATTACCTCTCCATGATATGTACTATGGTGTAGCAGGAACATGTGATTTGATTGCCAATTATGACGGAAGACTTTCTGTCATTGACTTTAAGACTTCCAAGAATTATAAGAAGGAAGACTGGATTACAAACTATTTTGAACAGGCATCTATGTATGCAGTGTTGTTTAACAATACTAGTTATGCAGGAGGTAAAGGAATTACAATTGACCAGATTGTCATTATCATTGCAGTTGAGCATGGTGGAACTCCACAGACTTTTGTCAGAACGGGAATAAGGGAAATTACTGCACACGTTATGAATTTTCAACATAAACTTAGACAGTTTACAATAAGGAAATAACATGAGTCTGGATACTAAATTTTTTGGTTGGTTGGCAATCTCAACAGTCTTTATCAACCTGGTATATCTATTTGGGTTGATACAATTTGTCATGGTCTTCTTTGGATCATGGACACCATCACTACTAATTCCCTTATGTGTTATTGCAGCATGGTTTATAGATAGACGTATTGATGAAATGTTGTTGAGTTATCTTGTCATACTATTGAATGAAAAAGAAGGTAAGTGAAATGCGTTATGTTTTGAGTGTGGTTTTTACAGTATTGTTTTCGTTCTCTGCCAATGCCGGGTATGAGTATTCCAGATTCTTCAAACTGAAGGATGAAGTCAAGGAAGTCCTTGCTGAAACTGCAATCTCTCATAGCAACAATAAACTTAGTCTGGAATTGCTTTCCAGCATTGTTGATGAATCAATTGAGAAGTTGAATGAGTTACGAGATAAGACAGATTTTGAGTATTCAATTTCCGTTGACCAATACAAAAGTATGGGAAAGGATCTCAAAGAAGGGTTTGGATCAATATCCACGATTGTCCAGTACCATGACACCAAGGGAAATATTTCCTGGGAATTAAAGACTATCTTTACCCCCAAAGATGTCCAAATCTATTCTACACCATATGAGGAAAACAATGAAGCAAAGGGTGTTGATGATTACCTTTTGTTGTTCACTTATCCCCTAAAGAAGTCAGAATATAAGCTTGACATGCACTAAATACTATGTTAGTATTAATCTTTATGAAAGGAAAATGACATGAGTTATTTCGGGAAATGGTTAGCAGCAGTCGCTGCAATGGCTGGAGCAGTTTGGGCCACAACTAATCTATCCGGTGTTAAGTCAACACCACCTGTGGATAAGACAGTTACGGCACCTGCAAACACAACACCAGGCGATTTGATGAATCGATAATGACACACATTAGTCATAAAACTAGGTATTCCGATAGCAGTCTTTATGATGAAGTATGCACCAAATGTGGTGGTACAGATAATGTAAATGATGATAGTCTGGAATTTCCATGTGCAGGATCAAATAAGAAAAGATTGCTGCAAACACAGATTAGAAAAGTTGAGAAACTAACAAAAGAATTACAATCAGAAGTGACGCTAATGGAGGCAATGTCTGCCTCCTTAGCAAATGATTATAATTGATGCAGCAGCAAGATCATTCAAATTGATTAACAAATACGGTCCTAAAAAGATCACGTTTGAAGAATTTGAAGCATGGCTTGCTGAGTAAGAATTGTCGCTTGACGCTTGTTGACAATTTAGCTTGACTCGGGTGCAAATCCCGACCAGTCCACAGTAGACATGGAGAAATATGGAAGAAACAATTATTTGGCATTACCACCACCTCATACCTAAACATGAAGGTGGTACTGATGACAAATCAAACCTATTAAAATGCAACATTGCAATGCACGCTTTTTTACATCATTTGCGGTTTTTAAAAACAGGTAAATGGCAAGATAAATTAGCATATGAAGGATTAATTAAATTAAAAATTGATTGTCATAGAGAAGCAATACGTCAAGGTGGTTTGAGAGGTTGTGCCAAAACTAACGGTGGGTTTTTCTTTACAGATGGTGTGTCTGTTGTGAAATATATGCCTGGAACTGAACCAAAAGGTTGGGTTAGGGCATCGAAAAAACAAAGTTCGCGACAATCCTATATCAACAATACACGTAAAGAAAAAGATATAAAACTAGATGGTAGGAAAACTAGAAAAAATCGTTATTGGTTTAATAATGGATTAATCCATGGCCAATTTGATTTAGAAAATCCTCCTGAAGGTTGGAAAAGAGGCCGTTTAAAAAACCGTGTCTAGTGTGGGCTGGAGTTTAGGATCGAAAGTTAAAGAGAAGACGAGAATAGACAATCCCGACGAGCTGGGTTAACGCGGAACTATCAAATAAATGCAAACAATAATGACGTTGCATTTGAGGGTCTTGCCCTAGCGGCTTAACCTCATTGGGTTTGCCAGTTTTCCTCGAAACAGAAAAACTGGCTTTTATTTTATGGACATTCATATGAGCAAAGAAGAAACAA